TCAGTGGAGACCGTGGAGCGGTAGCACAGCATATAACGTCGTGTAGTCCGGATTAGATCACATGGCATTCCCGTTTAACGATGAAGTCGGAGTAGTTCGTAACACCGCCTCCCCCAAGGTATCTCGTTGCCAGCTCTTCCTGGCTTGGCAGGTTGAAATACTGCGCTGCCAGTGGCGAGATCGACTGTCCAAGAGCCTGCAATCCTATGTTGGCAAGAGGACGGCCCTGCGTAACTGTCTGTGGCCTGATGGCCTGTTGCTGGTACGGCGTTAATTCTCCTCCCAGACCACCAAAGAGATCAAGGAGACCCGCGAGTTGTGCGCCAGTAGCCCTGGGGATGGGGCTGGGAACAGCAGTAGGTGTTTTACCTGCTAGTACTCCCATCTGAGCCGTTTCCTTTTCCGCGGCCGTTTGCGCTTCCCTGTAGTCCACAGCACCCGGGCGCGCTCTAAGGAATTGCTCGAATTGCTCTTCCCTGACAGCCTCGTCCTCTCCATACGGGTCGAGTCCCTGGAGAACTTGCCGGCCAACAAACAGCGCGCTGAGAGGATCGTACTGGGCCTGTGCAGCCTGCTGCTGGCGGGTGGGGCGTCTCGCTTCAGGATCGTACCCAACAGTCCCCAGGAACTTTCGGAAGGCCGCCTGCGGGGCAGACAGTTCCAGGAAACTTCCCGGATCCCCAAATGAAGGAAAGGCGCCTTCCCCTTTAGCCTCGCGCGGGTCGTTGATGACATTCCCAGTTGTAGGCGGAGCGTCCTGCGTCCGCACGATGACCGCATCGTCGTCCGCCGCCCAGGTCCGAGCGTCCAACGGTGAACTGCCGAACACCCAGAACAGATCCCCGCCCGCATCGCGCAACTGGTAATAAGGCATCTCTTACACCCCTATCTCGCTTCCGTAAGCCCGATTTCCTCTACTGGCCTGCCGTCTGGGAGAACAAGTCCGCTTCCCCGGGCACGCGGCGCCGTGCTGGCCTCACCGGCAACCGGTGACGGCGGACCAGTCTGCGTCGTGTAATTAGCTGCTGCTGCTACTTCCGGCCTTACTCCCGGCCCGCCGGCAGGCGCACCACCGGGAGCACCACCGGGAATACCGCCCCCGCCCATGCCTGCGGCTGCCGTCTGGAGAGGCTGCGGGCCGGCCATTGCCTGCATGAACGCGTACATCTTAGATTGGTCTTCCAGGAACTCCTGGATTCCCATCTGCTGGATTCTGCCTGCAATATATGCGGCGGTATCGTCCTCGCCCCGCCTTACGGCCGCATGATACATCTCGTTAAGACCGAGCATCGGCGCCGCCATCTTAGCGCGCTCAAGCGTCTGGCGGGTAGATGGCAACTGCGCGTCCTGCATCCCGAGAATCTCTTCCCGAGCGTACTCAACGTCTGCAAGCGACTCGCCAAACGAGTTGGGCGTGATTGCCAGCTGGGCAGTCGCCCACTTCACATTCTCGTCTTCCGGCAGCACCTGCATGAGCTTCAGCGTGAGCGTACCGTGCTCTGCAATGCTCTCGGGGTGGATCTGCCGATCGAAAGCCTCTCGCCGAATAGTCTTGCCAACCACTCGGATAGGCCGGTACGAACCCGTCTCGTACTGTGCGCTGAGGGCTTCAAGGCAGCCAAGAAGGCACGTCTCAACCGGCTTCAGAAACGGTCTCGTGCGCTCGCCAAGGTTGTTGCCAAGCAGCCGCATGGCAGCAGCAGAAAGTCCGCCTGGAGGCGGCTGGCCCGATAGAGCCTGTGCCGAGAGCCCTCCCGCCTGTGCATCTGCGGTAATGCCGCCTTCGAGCATCTGGGCATCGATTCCCATACCGGGAACGTCGATGACCTCTACCTCTTCCTGGGCAGTCGTGTCGAGGGTGACTTCCGAACCCTTCTTGAGCGGGTTCTCCTCGAATGTCAGGTTCCCACCGATAGATTTCGCCTTGTAAGCGCGGTCTACCTGGTAGGCGGTAAGGGCCATGCGGTACGACCGCATCCGGTTGAGCGCCCTTACGATGCCGCGGTTTGGCGCATATACCGACTCGCCAAAGTTGGCCTCGTGGTTGAGCAGACCGCCACCGTCGAATACCTGCCCCATGTTGGGCATCGATCCGACTGCTCGCACGATGATAGGAGCCACCTCGGCAAACGTGTCTGTAGGCCGCTTGGCCCACTTCTCGTCGATGATGACGCCGTTGAGCCATATGGTCTTGAACGTGCCGTCTGGCTTGCGTTTCCGGCTTCTCGTGTAGTAGTCGTAGATAAGCTCAGGATACTGGTCGTCCATCTCCTCGAAATCGTTGCCCACAGACTCGAACCGGAAGTTCGGATACGAGTCCCTGATCTCCCGTCTCGTCCTGGTCATGCGGTAGACGGCCCATGTGATCCCCTCAGGATCGCGGTCGAAGACAAAGTTGCGCGGATCCATCGGGAGGATGTCCACGAGCGTCTCGCCATCCTCGTTCTTCATCAGGAGCGCGCGCGCGATCACATAACGCCCGCGGTTGGGCGAGTACCAGGCGAGCTGGTCGAGAACAGGAGGCTGGCCCTGCGCCTCCAGCCGCCTGTCCGCCTCGTTCAGAAAGCCGATATTGAGGCGCTCGTACTCGTTGTTGGCGTCCTGCGTATCGGTAGAGCCGGGATCCTGGCTGACACGGACTATGACATTGGACGACGCAATACCGTAGACAACCTTCTCAGCAATAACACGCTCGATATTGGTCGTGTACGCATCTTCAGGAGCAACTCCCTCCCTGGCGTCGGGCTTGAAGGGATCCATCCGCCAGCGAGCTTCATCCTCGTCCATCCGCTTTATGACATCGCTCAACGCATTGAAGCGCCGGCGTATCCGATCGAGGATGCGCTGAATCTGGTCAGTGGTCTGGGTAGTCATTACCAGCTATCTATACGATGCCGCTTCACACGGCCGATCTTAGGGCGCTGATGCGCCTCAGCATACCCGAACTGGTTCACAAACAGGTAGGTGAGAGCCTTGATCCCATCGCAGTACCCGTCAACCGGGTTGCCGCCAATTACGTTTCCCTGCCGGTCTTTCTGCCAGGAATATACGTGAACCTGGCCGTCAAACGGGTTCGTTCCACCCCCCAACTCGGATATGACCCCCGTACACCTGCGCGCATCAAACACAAGATACGGCTCCTGGCACTCAGGACACGTCGAGAGCATCGAGTCAAACCGCCCGATTCCCGGCAGTATATTCACTTTCTGGTTCATCAAGACCAGGCCGGTAGTCTTGTACCAGACCTCCACGGTAGATTCCATTCCGTCCTTATGACCCTCTGCCGAGATGTCGACAACCGCCGTCTTCGACTCGTTCTTCCACCAGTAACGCTGCATCGCTATCTTGGCAATCTCCGTCGGGTGATGCCTCACCTCGAATATCTCGTCAATCACCCAGAAATGGTTCCCGTGACAGGGACGCGGACGCGGCTGGACAACCTCAACCGCATAGGTCGAACTCCTGCCCGAATAGCCCGGATCGATCGCCAGATACACCGGCTGCGACGAGTCGTACTCCGTTGGCTGGATATGCACCGTCGGATCGAATACCTGGTGAACTCGCCCCGATGGAGGCGCAGGAACAGCAAGAATCCGCTCCTTGAATATCGTCGGTGAGAGACTCCCCTCAAGCTCCTTGATAACAGGATTGTCAAAGCCACCCGGAAAAGCAAACACGTTGGAGGGCGACGGCAACGAGAAGCTCGCAACATTCTCAGATTCCTGCACCGCCGGAGACTTCCACTTCTCAAGAAGCGTCGGATACCACCCCAGAGAGCCCTCAAGCGTGCCAGACATCACGATCGCACCAAAACCCGGGAACATACTCCTCGCACGCGCAACACGGCTTATCAGACGCTCGTAAGCCGTAGACGTGAGAAGCGCCGCCTCACACACAACCACAACAACAGGACTCTCAGCTCGCAACGACTGCTCATCACTGGCAGAACGAGTCTTGATCGTGAAATGACCACCCTTCACACGTATCAGGATCTCACCAGGGTCAACACGCTTCGATGGATCCACACTGAAAGGCGTAGACATGAGCCAGTCACGGAGATTCTGGAACTCCTGGGCAGTGAACTCATAGGCAGACCCCACAAGCCACGCCACCTCACCAGCCGCTCGACCACTCTCCCCGTAAGCACCAATGAACGCACAGATAACCTGGAAACCCTTCATCGACGCCCAGTTCGTCTTCCCAGCCTGCTCACCACCCGTCGCCATCACCGTCAGATGATCGTCAATAAGAGCGTCCGACTGGTACGAATAACCCTCAGGCAACTCCCGGCCAAGAGCACCACCACACGAAGGACACTCTCGACCCGTAGGTATATACCCACACCCCGAATGACCAACAGGATCACTGTCAGGCAACTTACGCCACAACAACCTCACATCCTCATAACGCAACTGCCCAAGACGCTGACGACCAGACGACACCAACACCGATGACCCAGCAACTACCATCAAACACAACCCCCATAGCTGAAGAGAAGAAAAAAATACAGGGAGGGGTAGCTTCTATATATAAGACGGCTTGTCTTAGGGTGTACCCCCCCCTCCATACATACCCTTATCCATATACACCCTTACCTAGTGAGGAGGGTGAAGAATGAAGGAAGCAGACACTGGGAGTGTCTGCGTTGGGAGGCGGCCGCTAACGCCGCCGCCGCGCCCGCCGCCGCCTCACGACTCGCCGCCGCCGACCGGCAAGACGCG